CTCAAGCTGGGGGTCTAAAGAGAAATCAATTACCATACGCGCAATCAAGTAAGCCAAGTGATTCATGGTAATTTGTTCAGGCTCTCGCTTCTTATCAGCCACGGCGTTTTGAAGCATGATATTTACTAGGTGCATACGCACATATTCATAATCACTTTCACACTTACCATCAAAGACAATTAATGAAGTAACCGACTTCGCCAACTGCGTATCCATTGTAGCAATGGCACCTAAACGATCTTCGTAGTTCAAAGGCTTCTCTCCAGTGCCATGAGCTTGTGGCTCAAAGTTTGGTGACTTCGCAGTAATGCCATGAGTCAACCATTCAAATTGTTCAAATTTATCTGCCGTAACTGCCGTCATCCCAAATCCCCCACCATCTTCTCTATTTGCTCAATCGCTTTGCCGCTTTTCACTTGCTCAGTGCTAAACCTTATTACCTGATAACCCATCATCGTTGCTGCGTTATATTTCTCTAAGTCTCCTAAATACCCCTTACCCCTTGTATGCCTGCCACCACTCCAGATCGCCCCTTCAACCTCTACCAGTATCTTTTTGCCCTTCAAATGGAAATCAGCTCTCCATTTACGAGTAGGGTGAAATTTAAACTCCTGCTCAAACTCGACTCTTAAAGATCTCAGTGCAGTGGCCAATATCACCTCACCCTCACTCTGTACTTTTTTACCTTTAACTTTTGGGCGCTTAGATACTCTTTTGGGTTTACTTGCACCGATCATTTTTTTGTATTCAGCAATGGAGTAGCTACTTGTCACCCCTTTACCTCAAATAACTGTTTAGCCTTTGCTGTAGCCTTAAGGCTCATAGGGCTCTTGCTGTTTGTCTCCAAATACCCTTCTGCTAAAAGCTGATTTACAAAAACATTGGCATTACGTGGTGATATTTCCATCCATTCGGTAACTTCTTTCAAACTGGTTCGTCCAGACTTCTGAATGATTTTCTTTAAAACCAGCACCATGCGTTCGCCTTGTTTCACGGCTTGTTTTGTACTGAAGTTCTGCTGCTTCACACTTCACCCCCAACACGATTGAATCCATTGGCTTTCATTGCCTGATACTCATTTGGATTATCAAAAGGATCTGGCCACTCGTTTTGAACCCGCTTCGCAGCTTCACTCACCTCAAGCTTTTGAGGTTTCGGAATTTCACGATTACGGACATTCAGTTTTCGCTTTAAGTTCTCCAGCTGCTGACGTGCAATATCATTGGTCACGGGTTTGTGGCTTGGATCATCACCAGTAAATCCACATTGAGCAATTGCTTCTAGTAATTCATCCGCTTCATTACGCTCCTTAGCCTCAGATATGATTCGCTTGTAAACACTGCTATAAACTTTATAAAACGTATCTGTTGAACCTAAATATCCATAAGGCTTTACAACTTCATCAAATGCTTGTTTTGCAAATTTATTGATTTCATGAGATCGATTCTGTTTTTCGTAAGTCAAAGCCTGCAACCAAGCCTCATCATGGCTTTGGTATTCATACTTACCTAAACACCAATCTTTAAATTCGTTTACGGATGGTGGCCAAGCTGAAGTTTCAAGACGAATCAGCCCCCGATTAAATTGCTCAAAGGTGATACCTGAAAGCTTTTGGACAAACTTATCAATCACCTGCCCCTTTTTTAAACCCGACCATTGATCTGTAAAGCGTTTACCGTATGACAAAAGCATGTCTTCAACCAACTTACGCGCATCTTGCTCGCCAAACTGTTGAGCAGGATGATCCTGATGTTGAGTTAATTCATTACGCATATTTCACACCCTCCACTTCATGAACATCTCGAATCGACGGAGTGTCTTCACTACCAATTTCAGATAGCCACTCATTGACTTCACCCTGAGTTCTATTTCCTGCGCTTGATTGAGATTTTGGTTTTTGAGGTGTTGATTGTGTTTCACGCTGACGTTTCGTAGCATCCTTGTTGTTTTGAATCCATGTGTACCACTTGACCAACCATAGACTTGGTGTGTTCTTGGATTCTTCACCCTTAGCTGAGAAGAAATCACCAAAGTTGGTAAACATGGAAATCAAATCTTGGATTTGAACTTCACAGAATCTTTGTCTTCCAAGTTCAATAAAATCGTTTTGGAGTGAGTATTGATTTACGCATTCGAGAATTGAATATCGCTTATGGTCTTCAGATTTGTATTGTGAAAACTGAATTGCTGGTAATGGAAAATTTTCCTCACACGTATTACTACTACTATCAATAATATTGGTTACTGGTTCATGGTTTATGGTTAGTTGCTCGTCCGTTAAATTCTCGTCTAACGGATTTTCAACGGTCGTTGAACTTTCGTTATTCGTAAGCTTAACTTGTGATGAACCACCATTAGGGTCTTGTTGCTTTTTCGCTGCACGCTTTTTAGCAGATGCTTTACCTGCCTCACTCGCTTGTTTACGTTTTCCGTGGTATTCAGCAATTTCACGCTCACAACGATTGTTGATATAAAGACCATCATTCAACGTGAAAAACTCATCTAGCACATATTGAAGAGCTTTTACTTGCTCATCAGTTGAGCATTGAACACGGCGAGCCAAACGATCTAAATTTGAAGCATCGAGAAGTTGCTCTGTGTCGTAATACATATCCAGTAAATCACGATAAATAGCACGCTCAACCAAGCTCAAATGGCGAGTCGCATTGTTGAAATCCCCAATATGATGTTGGTAATAGTTCATTTAGCTTCCTCCAATTTGACCAAGCCACGTTTTTCCAACTGACGAATAATTCGAGGTTCGACAAATTGATTGTTGATCTTGTACCTGGTGCGTGACTTTTCTTTCACCTGGATAAGTTGGGTACCTTCTTGCATTTGGCGACGTATCGCTATGGCTTGCCCCCCCCATTTGGGTTGTATGCTCAAGAATGAAATAAGCTTCCTGAGCCTCAATAGCTTGGTTCATGACTGATAAAGGCATTGCGGCAAGTTCTTTAGGTGTGTATATCTTCACTGGATCAAGCAAAGGGATCATCACCTCGATAGGTGCTGGAGCTTGAACATCTTTCTGCCCACGTTTAGCTGAATATCTCACTGAGCACCCCCTTTTTCGATATTTTTAATAAAGCGGCCAAACATAAAAATATGACCTGCTCGATGTAGGCTTGAAATAATTTCACCTGCATACCAAACTGAAACATGATGTTCATTGATCAACGTTTCCATAAACTCGTCACGGGTGACGGCAGCATTCTTTTCATCACCCTTGATCTTGCGAAGATTTGCCCTACGGATCTCCAGCAATCCATCTAATGTGCGGAGTGCTGGCTCGTACCATGATTGAAGCTGCATCATCTGCTTATGCTCGGGCTTCTTTTGAATAGCCTTATTAGTAATCATGGAACCTCCGCTAAGGCTTGTTCGGCCAAAGTGAGACGACGTTTGGCATTGAGCTCAGTGGTTGAGGCACTACGAACGAACCTTTTGTTTAGGGTTAAAGTGCCAATACCGATATACACATCGACGTTGTTCTCATAAACCTCTGTGATTTCATAAATTCCATCAAAGCTGCCTAAAGCTTCATCAAGTACAACTGCATCCCCATTTAAAAGATCTATATTGTCTTCAATGACTTGTTGTGCTAAATTAATGTTATTCATTAAGATTTACCCTCTGAATTGAATATTTGAAAAGCCTGATCCCCAAGATCAGGCTTTTTCTTTTTGTGCATTTGCTGTGTACTTCTGCATTTGCTTAAGTGCTGCCTGATCCACGGCGGTAATCAACTCGATCAAGCCTTGGGTAATTTGGTGGATCTCTTCGTATTCCGCTGGTGTAATTACCCCATCCTCGTAAGCTTCATACACAACTCGGTTTGCTTTTCCGCTCTTAATGTTGTGCTGCATCATTGCTTCAAAGATCGATAGCTCATGATGTTTGCTTGAGTCACAATCCACTGGTACTAATGCGTATCCCATCTGATGCGCCCACACCTTTAAAATTTCAGGGTTCTGCGTATACATCATTATGGTTTCAAGCTTCTTCAAACTCGGTAAGTGATTTGGCATCCCTACGTTGCCGTAGTTGCAAATCGTGTTATGTGAGTCACCAGTGACCTGAGCAATTTCCTTAGGTGAAATCCCCTGCGTCTGGTTAATCATTTTAAAAATTGCCGTTTGCGCTTCACGACTTAGTGTTATTTCTTGCATTTGTGAAATCCTTGATTTGTTTCACGTTTATTTGAGTCATCTATGAAGTGATAATTGTTTATGCAATAAGCACAGCCATATTCGCCTTTACTTCACCATTGGTTAGAAGCTGAAGACGTGCCTGTGTATCTATGGGAATTCCACGATGTCGCCATTTACATATAGCTCCTCGTGTGTGTTTTAGCTTTCTAGCTAGTTCAGCATCAGATTTGACACCGTAGTGATTTTTTAAATCATCAACAGTCATGGTTTACTCTAATAAACTAATAGTTTCCATTAGTAAACCATAAGTTTCTCCGTTAATCAACATGCATGTTTACTATAGGAAACATTAAAAGAGGATTTGTTTTATGGACACTATTAGCGATCGAATAATTAAAAGAATGAAGGAAATGAAT